GTGGATGCTGAGCCCGAGGCGCTGGTGGCGCTGCTACTGGCTTCGCTGGCTTTTGTGGTTGCGGTAGCGGCAGATCCCGAAGCGCTGGTGGCACTGCTGGCGGCGACCGAAGCGCTCCCAGCTGCAGCGGTAGCGGAGGCCTCGGCGGCGTCGGCGTAGGCCATGGCGATGCCGTTCGCCTCTTCCGCCAGGCTCGCCAGCCACTGAGCTTCGGTGCCCTGGAAGCCCTGCTCGACCGCGACCTGATAGGCGGTCTTGCCGGGGATGCCCTGGGATCCAGGCGCATTCACCTCCACCACAGTGGGGATGCTGGCCTCGTTAACGATGACCTCGACTTGATTGCTCATGGCACGTCATCTGTGAGGCCGGGATCCAACATAGCCAGACCTTCCAACCAATAATCCGCATCACCTCCCGGTTCGATTACGAGTAGATCCCAGAAACAGTTTTGAGTAATCAAACGTGTCTGCGCTCTGGTCAGCGACAGCTTGATCTGCCCCAGAACGCGATTGACATAGGTCACTGTCAGATCAGCCAGCTTCGTTCGGCGGTTTTCATCCTTCCAGATCTGCGCCAGCACCGTGTAGCCGGTGAGGTTCAGTGCCACGCCACCAGCCTTGAGCGTGATCGGTTCCCCCAGCGTCGCCCGCTGGGGGATGTGCAGCGTGTAGTTGGCGGGGCGGATGCGAGGCATGGTTCAGGGCTGACGGCGCTTGAACCGGCCGTGTTCGTCGCGCTCGCCGCCGCCGGTGGGGCCGTCCTCGGGGCGCAGGGCGGGGTTGTAGGTGCCGTAGCCCAGGGTGAAGCCTCCCCGGCCAGCGGCGCCGATGCCGGCGATCGGCAGGGCGGTCATCCAGCAGCGGTCCATGCTTTCGGGGCCCCGGTTGCTGAGGCGGCAGTCGACCAGGTAGAGCGCTCCGGCGATGAGCGCGACGTTGCTGGCTGCCTTGAAGACGGTGGCGGCACCGCCGATGGTGCCGAGGATGGCGGAGAGCTTCATTTCGTCGCCTCCAAGCGGACGATGCGGTAGCCGTGTTGTTCTACCGTGCGCTCCATCAACTCCAGCCGGTGGCGGATTTGGGTCTGGTTATCGATGACGCGATCCAGCTGGTTTGGAACCCGGTGGATGAGATACGCAATTCCACCGAGGATGCTCGTCGCTACCACCACCAGCGTTCCGGCGATGACGGTGGCTCGGACCTCGCGCCAGAGCGGTACGGGCGATGGAGTCATGAGGCCGGGAGCGATGTTGATGGACGGCTCTGACAAAGGCTAGGTGCGCCGGGTTTGAAGCTCCAGTGCATGGTTTTTGACATCTGCTCAACGGGACGGGCGAGAAAGACTAATCAGCCCTCGGGGGGCGGCTCGATGGGGTCGGCCTCGAACTGACGGGTGATCTGGAGGATCTCGGCCTCGGTGAGGGGGAAATCCTCAGGGGCGCCGATTTGATCGTTGTACTGGACTGTGCCGTCAGGATAGATGAATTGCAGTTGACCAGAGAAATGAGATTGCTCAACGGGTTCAGGCATGATCAAGAAGCTCGGTAGGTGATGAAGGTGTTGGCGGTGGTTTTACGGGTAATGAACCGCGCGGAGGAGTTTGCGGCCACGACCATATTTCCGATAACGGTGTGGGTTGTGTTAGCTGTCACAGTGATGGTATGTGTGGCAGTAGCGAGGTTAATCAGAGTCCATTCAAACATTTGGTTGTTTTGCAGTTCTTGGAACACGCTATCCATGTTGGTCCCCGTTGGCAGCTGCATTGTGGAAGCAGCTGTCGGTGTCCCTGTGACAATCCCGTCAGTCAGGGCAGTGTTCGTAAGAACAGCTGCGTTTGCGACAAAAGCGGTACCTGCAGGCACTTGACGCTGCGTGAGAACCGTTCCTGTGCGGATGTCTCCCTCAAAATAGTTTGGAGCGTTACCACCCGCATAAAAGTTCCAGCGACCGGTAGAACTTGCAATTAGCGAGTAGAAACCGTAGTTTCTTGTCGCGCCAATTAGGGTACCTTGAGCGAAGAAGCCAATCTGATCGGTGACCGTTCCGGTAAGAGTGCCCTGCGCGGCAGTAAAGTGACGAAGGTTGGGAAGAGTTGAACCTGCGCTTTTAGACGGATTACATAGGATCGCATTACATGTATCTGTTACATCTGATGCAATAACCGGAGCGTAGACGATGCCGTGTGAAGTTGTTCCTCCGGTTGGAGCTGCTGCCAGGCTGTAGGCCCCATTGATGCCTCCAAGAGAGGAGCTACGCGAACCGATGCGGCCACTTGCATCGACCCGAAGGGCCTCAACGCCGCCCGTAGAGAGACCGAGCACGCCGGTGCTGATCCTGTAATAGCCACTGTTTGCTTCGCCGAACGCCGCACTCGGGGCAGCTGCCGTGCCTGCTGCGAAGGCTGCCGTCCCGTTGATGACTGGCGAAGCAAGGGTTTTGTTTGAAAGCGTCTGAGTACCGGTTGTGGTAACTACATCGCTTGGCAGATCAGCTGCGACCAGCTGTCGGAACGAAGGCGTAGCGGAGCTGCCGCTTGACGGACCCGCAAAAATTCTATTTGCTAGCTGCTGATTAAGGCTGCCGGTAAAAGTAATTTCTCCGGGGACGGCGGTGTCATTTTTTACTACACTGAATACAGTTCCAGGTGAAAGCGACAGATTCACATCTGTAAGGGTTCCGGTTCCAGCTGTTCCACCGGGTGGATCGTATGGAGTACCGGCATTAGAAATATTTGCTGAATCAAGGCCAGACAGCAAAAATGTGCCATAGCGGGTGCTGCCTGCAGGAATCTCCCACAGATAGGATGCAGTTGTTGATAGCCCAGCTGCGTTGAACGCCGTGGCAAGCGTAAACAGGAATCCCGTTTGATTCGGGAGAAGTGCAGATGGAGTGCCGAATGTATTCCAGGTTAGAGTGACGGGACCACCAGCGCGAATACCAAAGACTTCTGTAAGGCTGCCCTTCTGGGCAATCGGCATATTGATTTGAGTAAAGTTATTTGCATCTGCAGTGAAGCGACCAATCTCGGAAACCTTGAAGCCGGCCTCTGCGTAAATAAAGTCAAAACTTGTAGCCTGTGAAGATGTGAAGTCGAACGAAAGGACAAATCTTGAGAAAGGCAGAGCGTTATTTGGGTCGATGTATAGCCTGGCGCTTTCGGACACGGAGAAGCAGGTAGTCTGCGACTTGCCAGCAGATATGCCAGTTCTCTTGAAGCTCAGCGCAACATCAAGTGTTTTGCTGGTATTGATAGCAGACTGCCTTGAGTTGATTGTCAGATCCTTGCAGCTTGCAAGCACAACACGACCAAGCGTGGCTGAGTTATAGTCAACGGTGATCTCATTCTTGTTGGAGAATGATTCGTTGGCGAGAATCGAGAATTGCTCTGTCGCAGCAAGGAAGATGATCGCGCCATTGGTAGATGTAGATACGCACTTGACTCTTGAATTGACAATCTCAATGCTTCCGGCGACAACAGGTCGTCCATTGGAGCGCCTGGTGTCTGGCGCTGCAGCAGTGCCTGTGATGTTCAGGTTGGCCTGCTGTAGCTTCAGCGTTGCATAGGGAATTGACAGATAGCCGCAGTAGTGCTCTGCACTCCAGCCGTTGGTCAGAAGCGTTGCAGATGCGCCAGCGGCAATCAGCAGATTGGCCGTACCGCGATAGCTGCAAGTTACGATGCCACTGGCGTTTGAGTCGCTGGACTGATACAGTCTGATCTCAATCGTGTCGCGAGTGATCGGAACCCGACTATTGATAAAATCAAAAGCTTGCTTGACTGTCTTGAAGACGACATTTCTTGCAAACTTGTACTGATCCGAGGTCTCTGCTGGTGCCGTTGTAGCCCAGCTATCAAGATCATGGACAACACGATTTGCCTTGATGTCAGTCCAGATAGCATTTGAAATGCTGGCGTAGGTAGCAACATTGCTGCCATTGATGACAACAGAAGCATCAACATATACGATCGACTCGGCGTCGCTCATGAACTCCAGTCGATCCAGGAAGTCGTCCTGGAAGGCGCCCAGGCCTTCGGGTGTGACAGCCCGGTCGCTGATGGCGGCGGCCACGGCCTCAGCGGTGGTGGCGAGCTCGACGATGCCGGCCTTGGTGGTACTGGCGGCGGGGAGCTCAGGCAGGAAGCTGGAAGGCCCGTAGGGATCTTCGTCGTCCCAGTTGGGCTGACCTGTGATGGTGCCATTGACGATCAAATTGGTGATCGTTGCATTGTCCTCAACGGTGATGTTCTGGAACACAGTCGGGAACTCGACCTGATCGATCGGCACGTCCCGATCACCGAGGTTTTCGACTGTGATCTCGTTACCGGTGGCCAGATCCTGAAGGCCCTGGGGTGTGACGAGGAAACCCTCCTCGTTGAAGCCGCTGCCGTAAACCCTGCCGCCGTTCTTGTTAGAGAAGTAGTAGGTGAACTTGTTGAGAGGGCTGAGCTCGAGCTGGTACTCAGGCAGGGACTTGGAGTAGTTGAGGAAGCCCGCCCATTCCCAGGCGTGGCCGAACAGGCGGATGTTCGATGGACGACGGAACTCGATCGCCCAGTTGCCCCAGGCGTTTGCAGCGCCGGAGGGAGCACCGAGGCCGTCCAGGGCACTGGCGGGGTTCCGCTCTCGGGTGCTGCTGGTCTTGGGCAGGAGGATGGTGTGGGCGTTGGTAGTGCTGAAGCCGAGGCTCACCAGCAGGGAATGGAGCGCCAGGTAGTCGACACCGGAACGCAGCTGCTTGCGGATGGCCTCGTCAGTGGACCAGACGGTGCTCAGGGTGTAGCCGCAGGTTGCCGAGTCCGGGTCGGTGTCGTTGTTAAAGATAATGATCGGCTGGGTGTTCTTCCAGAAGTCCTCGGGCTTGAACGTGGACTCCATGTGGACGAAGATCTCTTCCCACTTGTTCGGGTCGAATGTCGTGTCCTGATTGGCCTGTTTACAGCTGTAGGCCTTGAGGTCGCGGCGAACCACGTCGCCGATGCGGTAGATCTGAGCGCTGGCCCAGGTGTTGGCGGCGTTGGCACGGCGTAGCTCCACCGAGGCCGAACGGATGACACCGGCGCCCTCGGGGGCGATCGAGGCTGCGGAGGCGACCACAAGCAGTTGGCTGTCGCTGATGGTGCCGGTGATGCCGCCATCGCCAGGCGTGGTCTGCAACACGTAGTCGCGGACTGGCGTGCGCGAGCGGCTGATGGTGTTGTTGCATCGCAGGCTGTAGCGCCGTTCGTCGACGGAGCGGGTGTCCACCAAGCGGCGGACGTAGACGCGGGCACCGGCCAGCGGGGGAAAGGTGCTGCCGGTCGGGAACCCCTGCGCGTTCTCGATCGGATCACCAGGGGCTTCGCCGTTGCCGTTCTCGAAGGCAGCGGTGACGACGATGCGGTTGGGGTTGGCTGAGCTCCATGAGGTGGAGGCAAGCTGCGCTCGGTAGTCCTCACCGCGGGGGTTCTCGATCCAGACCCAGTGGCCGCTGACCAGGGAGTAGCCGTCCTTGTCGAGGAGCTCGGGAACGCCTGGATTGACGGTGCTGTTGGCGAGGTTTTCCGTCAGGGTGATCGTCGTGGCGGTGTTCGTCGTTGATTCGGCGACGGTGCCCAGGAAGATGCGCCGGACGTTGTTGGTCTTCTCGCTGAGGTTGGTGGCGACGCGGATGGAGCCGATGTTCCAGCTGGCGTCGGAGACGAAGGCGGTGGTCTTGTGACCCTCGGCCAATGCAGCACAGCCACCAAAGTTGCTGTTGGAGTTGGTGACGGTCAGCTCGCCGCCGCTTTGGGTCCAGTGGTGGATCCCCTGGCCGATGGCGAAAACGGACACCTCCTGCATGATTGCGTCATTGATCGCCCGGATGTGGAACGATCGACGATCGGGATTCATCCGCAGATCATTGGGATCGGCGTTGATGTAGTTGGCATAGCTGCTGACCGTATTCCAGGCCGCGCTCGGGGTGGAGGTGAACTGCTGCCAGCAGCTCAGATCCTTCTGGAGGCTCACGCCGGTGAACTGGGCGAGCACCATCGACTTGAAGCCGGTGGGCTTGGAACCGTCCGCGAAGACACCGCACAGGCCGTAGTTGCTGCGGATGCTGCAGTTGAAGATGTAGGGCGATGCGGAAGTCGTCGTGTCGGTTGCCGCGGTCTGGCTGCCGGAGGCGGGCCTGGGGCCGACGATCTCGTACTCGGTGGTGCGGGTGACGGCCAGGGCGGGGTCGAGGCCGCCGGTGTTGTTGGCGCCGGCAAAGGCGGTGCGGATCTTGCCGTAGAACTCATCGAGCTCAGCTGAGCTGGCGAACTCGAAGCAGTGGAGCAGGTGGTGGGAGCTGGTGCTGCCCACCTTGTCCATGAAGGTGAGGCCCCAGTAGTAGCCCGTGCCTGTGACCTTGAAGATGGTGCGGCGGTTGCTGCAGTCCGCTGCTTCGTCGGCAGGAGTGGGAACGGTCTCGGGGCGCAGGATGGTCTTGCGCAGGTCGCTGGACACTGCAACCAGGCTGCAGCCGCGAGGCAGGATGATGCCGCCGGTGGTGGTCGGATTGAAGGCCTGGAGCTCAGCGTCGGTGGGGGTCTTGCCGTTGGCCCACTCCGACACGGAGGAGCCGGCGCCGTTGAGAACGACAGTGGCGCCAGGCATCAAGACGATGCTGACGAGGTCGTTGTTACCGAGCGGTTGCTGGTAGTAGCTCTTAGAGGTGATGATGCCGGCTTCAATAATTGCGCGGCTGATTGTCTTGAATGGTCGACTAGGTGTGTAGCCACATTCGAGACGCTGCAATTCGATGCGTTGCGTCGCCGATCCACTTGTGGAGTAACTGCCTGAGACGAACTTGTCGCTGCCAGTGTAAAAGTTGACGTAGAGAACGTAGGGGGCCGAGAGCGGGTCGTTGATGACTGCGCCGGAACCGATCTCGGGGGAGCCGCCGAGCTGACGAACGGCGTCCGTGACTGCTGCAATCTGACTTCGGAAGTTCGACTGTGCGAGGTTGATATTGTCGAGCGCACCAGACTGGCCAGCCCTGATGATTTTCGTCACAGCTCGTGCGGTTACCTGTGACCACTTTAGACATCCGAAACGGATGGCTAGTTCGTGCCCATTTGTAGTTTAATCTCGCCTACAGTGACAAAGTTCAAAGAGCCGGCGATGAACTCAGTTGCCCGCGTGTTGATAGCTACAGAAGTGATCAGCAGCTGTGTCTCATAATAGAGATCGCCTGGAAGGAGTTTGCATCGATCGACCTGATCTTCGATCATCCAGAACTCTGCGTCAGCTTTGCAGCCTTTCTCAGTCATGAGGAGAAGGCGCATTAGGGCGGTTGAGTCTGTCATCTCAGCGCCTTGCTGATCGTTCGAAATTCGGCGATCAACAATAAAGTCAATCGAGCCTCCTCCCGTAACAATGCTCTTGACTGCATCGCCAAAGCGATCACCGATGGATGTGGTGTCGACTTCTTGAGCAGTGAGGTTCAGGCTCCATTCACTCATCTGCCCTTGCACCGTCCACAGCCATTGATCGGAAGATCCGTACGGTGCCAGGCTCAGACTATTGAAGTCGACTTCCAGGATGGTAGCTCGTTGGCTGGTGTCACCCTTAAGGGCGGCTTCATGTGTAGTGTAGAAACTGATGCGGTCAAGTTGATCGCGGTAGATGAAGAACGTTTGACTCTGAATGAGTCCTGTGTCGTCAGCAGTGACGTAGAAGTGGACGTTGTTATCTGAGTTGTAGAACGTGTCGTTGTCGTCTGCGACGTGGGTTCTGTTTGGACCTACGAGCCACTCACTTCCGGTGTAGGCGGCGTAGCCATCAGGGCAGGCGGCGACGTTTCCACCGATGTTGAAGGGGAGACCCGAGCTCGCGGAGACGGTGACTTGGTCGCCGCTCCAAAATGCTGGGTCGAGAACGTAGAGCGAGTTGGAAGTATAATGCGTCGCTTCTGTGGTAAGTACGACTGGATCCGGGGCTTCTCGGCGTAATCGGAGACTGCCGCCTGCACCTAGAACTGCCATCAGAATGTACCGTCAATAGGGCCGCTGACTTGAAAGCTGACACTGCATGCGGTGACATCTCCAACGCGCACTGGAGTGCTGACTTGTGTCGTCAGGGCGTTGAAGGACAGAGCCTTGTTGCTGGTGGTGTTGAGGTACAGCGCGAAGGCTTGATCTTCGCGGCTGTTGCTAAAGATATTGTTTATCAGCGCTACGGTCGCCGGGTCGTCTTCGTCGTACAAGATGGTGGCAGAGCCTGTCGCTCCACGCATACCTTCGATGAAGGTGCGGTCGTACGCCCCGAGCACGGATGAGTCCAAGGCATCGCGGCTGATGTCAATGCTGAACTCACGGCACTTGGCGATTCGTGTGCCGTTATATCGCAGCTCTCCGTTGCTACCGGTGACTAGAGCCATGACTTCACGCCGAGATTACTGTCAGTCCATTCTAAGCTCTGCGACCAAGTTCACTCGAACGTTGCAGATGCCGGGGGCTACGCTCTCGACCTCGGGGGGATCATCGTCTTTGAAGAACCATAGGAGGCCTGACTGGGTCAAAGCTGATTGGAGGCGTGCGTTGAGCGAACCAGTGATGCCTTCAAATACTAAAGAAGGGAGCGTCAGAGATGCGATCGAACCTCTTGCAGCATCGTAAGAGCTTAGGATCTGATCGGCGACAGAGTCGCGGACGTTGTTAAATCCTAGGGATAATTGCGCTTCGCTAGGCTTGTTGCCCCACAGGCGCTTTGTTGTAACACCTGATTGGCTGCGGCTACTGGTGTTTGCCCAACGAGGCGGGACAAAGCGTCTTGAGCTGGGTTGTATGTTTGGAAACGGGACAGACATCAGGAGATCACCCAGTTGGCTGCATCGGTAAAGCCTTCAGCCATCACAAGAATACCGGCCTCGGTGGTAGGCATATGGATGGCTTCGATTCCGAAGCGACCATCTTCTGTTGGTGTGATGCGTTCGATCTGATAAGTGCTAGTTGAAGTGGCTTCGTTGATGAGCGTGAAAATGACACCTGTTGGTTGCGCGAGGCCGTTGGAGACGACGAGGGTTGTAGGCGCGGGGTCGGTATTGCTCGTGCCGTCCCAGGCCAGGACGGAGTAGGTGCCATCGGCGAAGGGCTCGGTTGAGACAACGGTGCCGTTGGCGAGGACGGCGCCGTTGCGCAGCTCGTTGACGTTGATGACTTCCATGGCGACGCGGATGCAGTCGCCGGGTTGGATGGAGGCAACGAGGCCTTCGTGGGTGGTCTCGAAACGGATGGCGTGATCGGGGATGCGCCTCATGCGAACGACGAACTTGGCGGCGTCGATGGCGTGCTGCCGGCTGGTGACGTAGTCGCTGAGGTCGAGGCTCTCGATCGGGTCGGTGTCGGCGCCGAAGGGGGAGGCTTCGCGGACCAGCACCTCGAGCTCGGTGGGGAAGACGCCGGGGTTGCTGAGGTTGGTTGAGAGGCGCTCCTCGCGGTAGCGAACGCTCACCTGGATGGGGCGGCGGTCTTCAGGGAGGAGGTACTCGAGGGAGAAGGAGCCCTCGGTGATGTTGCCGGCGGTGAAGATGCCTTGGATCGGGACGGGCAGCGGTGCTGCGACGGTGCCGGGCCAGGCGGGGCGGAGCCAGAAGCGACCGCCGCTTTCGCCGAACAGCAGGAGATGGGCGGCGGCCACGTCTGCGGCCCACTGGCGGATGTTGATGCGACCGGTGACGCCGCCGTCGAAGAACATCAGGCGATCCAGGCACCAGACGGACGAGGCGGCGAAGCTGTCGGTGTGAATCTGCTCCAGGCTGATTTGATCCCCGCGGCCGTACTCGGGGTTGATCATGGCGTCGAGCAACACCTCAGGGAAGAGGTGGGTGCCGGCGGCCAGGGCCTGACGCGGGTAGATGCTCAGCTGGCCGAACTGCTGGAACTCAGGCCCGAAGCGGACGTTGAACCCGATGATCGCCAGCTTGTCGTATTGGGGGGCGGTCAGATTGGGGATGATCTCGTTGACGTTGACGATCTCGTGCTCGGGGGCGCTTTCCGCGCTGGAGCGGACCTCTTCGTAGACGAAGCCCTCGGCGAGCTTGCCCCAGGCATCGAGGTAGGAGCTGCCGTCGCTGTAGCCGATGCCGATCTCGCCGTTGTTGCCGCGTTGCACGCTGGCCAGGCGGAACCGTTCAGGGCCCAGGGAGCTGCGCAGGACAGCCGGGATGAAGGCTGCGCCTGTTGGCCCGATGGCGCCGCGGAAGCTGATCGTGATGCCGTTAGTGGTGAGGGTGCGCTGGGTGGAGAGACCGCTGTCGATCAGCTCGAGGTCGCCGGTGGCGGTGCCAGAGCGGATCTCCCAGCCTGAAAGGGGCTCCAGCTGGAACTCCCACCGTTTCGTGGCGGGCATCACCAGGCGGAAGTCGTTGAAGACGTTCTGCTGGGTGATGCCGCGGACGCCGAAGCAGGGGGCGAGCTCGGTGAAGCCGTCCTCGGTGCCAGCTTCCCGGTAGCGGATTCGGAAGAAGGAGTAGCGCTCTTCCGAGCTGTTCATCTGGCCGCTGTTGAAGATGTCAACGGTCAGATAGTCGCCAGGTTGAATGGCGTTGTTTTCTTTGTCGTAGCAGGCCCGGTTGTCGATTTGCTCATAGGTGAGCGTGTCGCGGAAATTGCAGAGGCCTGAGATGCGGATGCCGAGGGCACTACGAAGGCAGACCTCAACGATCCGGCACTCTCGCAAGGTGGAGAAATTGGCAATCGCGATGCGGTATAGATGCGGGAAGTTCGTGGCTGAGTAGAAGGCGGGATCGTCGAGTGCGCTTTTTGTGATGTCGTTGAGACTGACTGTTTGTGATGAGCCGCTGCGGATGACTTTGAGGGATACCTCTACTGCGTTGCCCTGGCTGGGGCTGACGGGTTCAAAGTCCGCATCGGAGTTGAAGGTGATGTCGGCCGGGTTGCGGGCGGAGCAGATGGCCAGGGCGCTGCCGATCTTGAAGAGTTCGCCAACCTGGAGGCTGTCGTCCCAGGCCTTTTGGCGGCCGGCGACAGCGGCGGCGACGTCACCGGAGCGCTCCTGATGGACATCAAGACGATCGTTCACCGAGACCGTGAGCGTGGCCTCGAGGTTGGTGTAGCCGTAGGTAACCACCGGCAAGCCGGCGACGATGGTGGTTGTTTTGGAGATCGAGACAACGTGCTCGGTGTAGATGTCCTTGCTGCCCCGCACGAAGAAAATGCTGTAGCTCACGACGTACGTGCCATCGTCCTGGCTGGCGATTGCCGGTTCGACTGACTCTGGACTGAGCGTGGCAATCACGGAGAGTGAATTACCAGAGGAGATGACGTCACCGAGTTGCAACCAGCCTTCGACGGTGGAATCTGGAACGCTGGGGAAGGGGTTTTCAGCAACTTCGACCCGCGTGTCCCAGCTGGAAAGGTTCTCTCCAGCCTCGAAAACAGTAAGCGCATCCGAGGTGTTGGAGAGGTGGTAGGTCCAAGTGCTGCCGTCATTGTCAATGAGACCTGAACGACCGCTGAACTTGGCCTTGAACTTGTTGCGTTGGGCTAGGGAAACGAAGTCCGGCTCACAGACAACGCGGCCCTCAGCCTTGCTTCTTTTCTTGGAGCCGCTGACTTTGACGGTGATCTGAGCGTTGACGCCAGGGCGAAGCGAAGGGTTGACTCTTAGTCCGAAACCGTTACCGATGAGAGAGTAGACCCCGAACTGCGTTTGGGTGTTGGGTCGCCGGGCGTGACAGAAGTAGGGAGCGGGGTTTCCGTTTTCATCGAGGACGGCGTAGACATCGCTCTCGGTGAGACGGCCTGGGTCATTGCTGGTGCCAAGGATGCGGTCAGAGGCGGTGATGCGCCCGCCGTAGGGGCGGAAGTAGACGGTGAAGCGGGAGTTTTCGTCGTTACCTAAGAGGTAGGAACCGAGAGTGTTGTTACCAATGGCGATGTTGTTAGGATCGATGGCGAAGTCGGGGTGACCTTCACCAATGAGAAAAATGGCACGAAAAAGCTGGCTTTTGTCGATGGCACTGATCTGGCTCCAGATAAGAGGAGCGTTGATGCGGACACCTCCGTAGTACTGACCGTTGATGAGTTCGCGACGTGTATAAACCAGTGGGATAAAGTCACCGATCGATGCGACGTTCTGGGCGGAGTCGAAGCCTTGCCTGGGTACGAAGCGCCGGAGGTTGTTGATCGACTGGCCTTGAGACTGGTTTTGCTGCAGGCGTGGCTGCGACTGTTCTTTTGGTTTGAAGAACGAAGCGGCGATGGTCAGGCCAACGGAGACAAGGGTTGCGATCAGCGAGATGGTCGCCAGGGTGGTGGGTTCGGCGACGACCGCGGGGCGGGGCTGGGCGAGGGCACGGCGGCGAACCTCAGCCTGAAAGTAGCGATATTGATCGTCGGTTAATCCAAGAAGACTGGCGACGTAGCGGTCTGATGGGAGCAGCGGAAAGGCATCAGACATGCTTGAGGCGTCGATAGTTCAAAGGGCGCATGCTGCTCAGTGGCACCCATACAACTCCAATCGTAGCTCGTACTGCAAGAATGCCTTGGTCAACGACAATGGCTATAGAGAAGTCGCCCTCGGTGGGGAGGAGGGTCATGGCGTATTGCTCTGGTACTGATGTCTGCTCTGTTAGGGAGTACCAATCAGCTTCGATGGCGGCGTAGTCGCGCTGTGCCAGGAGCTTGTACCAGCGGCGTTCCACCGAGGGCGGGTTGAAGCCAGCGTCCTCGAGGACACGGAGAACCAGGCGAATGCAGTCCGTTCCGCGGCCAGTGCGGGGGTCAGCTCCCAGGCGGTATGGGAGTCCGATGTAGCGCATCCAGGGCTTGGCCGTGCTCATGCCGCGGAGATGTTGCCGGTGGAGGGGAGGCTGCCGACCAGGCGGCTGCTCAGGGTGCGGCGGGGGATCTGGCTGTCGACGGCGTCGAGGGGAGAGGAGAGGCGGAGGACAGCGCGCTCGGGGGAGGGGATCTCGAGGCGGGAGCAGACCCAGGTTTCGGTGGTGACCTGGAAGACCTCGGAGAAGGTCTCGGGGTCGAGGAGGACGACGGTGATCTCGCAGAGCCAGCGCTCGGTGGAGGCCTCGAGGAAGAGGTTGGTCACCAGGGGGCTGGCGGGCGCGACGACGGCGGAATCGCTGCGGTCTCCACCCTTGGTGCCAGCACCGGGGGTGACGGCGAAGGGGGCGAAGGCGTAGGAGACCGATCCCCGGGTGCGGGTTTCACCGATGAAGAAATTCTGAAAGTCACGGCCAGCTTGGTAGGTGCCGTTGAGACTTTTGAAGCGGACGAAGTTGCAGAAAGCTACGGTCATGGTTAGATACCAATTTGACGACGGGCACGGACAGAGTTTTTCAATGCGCTGAGCGTGAGGGCACGGCCGCGCTCGGCGGCTTCGGACATGCCGCGTTGGAACTGGTCCGCGGAGACGTACTCGGTGCTGTTGATGACTTCGCTCTGGTAGCGAATGTCCAGGGGTTTGGGGGCGGCGTTGAGGGTGGTCGTGAGGATGCGTTCGCTCTGACGCTCTCGGGTGAGGTTGGTCGTGGAGGACAGGGCGCCGCGGCTGGCAGCGAAGGGGTTGGGATCGGAGGTGTAGGTGAGGGCGTTGCGGGTCGCACTGAAGAGGTCGGGGTTACCCGAGGTCGAATAGGTGAGAGCGCCGCCCTCGGGGGAGCTGCTGCTGGTGCTGCTGGTGGACAGGGCACCGCGGGCGTCGAGGAGGGCGCGGCTGCGGTCGTTGGAGACGACGGTGCCGTTGGTCTGGGGGACGAAGAGCTCGAAGCCGCGCTCGCCAACGATGTAGGGGCGGTTGGCGGTGACGGGGCCGCCGGAGGCCTTGAACAGGCCGGAGAGGGCGCCGCCTTTGCCGAAAGCACCTGTGACAGAACCGATGCCTGAGAAGACACCAGCGAGGCCCATGAGGACGTTGTACGCACCTCCTTTGCGCACTTGTTGGATGCCGCCTGCGATAGACAGCGCTGAAGTCGCAACTACTGCGACAGCAGCTGTAGCTTTCTGTAGTGTTTCTGCGAACTTATTGACTTTTTCTTCAGGCGTAGCCGGAGTGCCGCTTGTGCCAGGGGTTGTAGCTGCTGTCGTTGCCGTTGTTTGACCTTGTACAGCCGTCGTTAGAGTCGTTATGGCAGGTATAAGTTTGTTATCAATGCTCAATGTGAGACTGCTTAGTGCTGTGGTATTGGCTTGCTCTGCTGAATCTGCGTTGAACACACCTTTGAAGAAGGTCTCCATTTGTTGTTCGATAGGCTTAAACGCATAGTCAAGCGCCATATCAGTAAACTTATTGGCAATCGTCTCGCTCATCTGTGTCACAGCGTCTACAACCGAGTTACCTTGGAGAACACTCTTGAGTATGTTTTTGTTTGATTCGACGAAAGTGGCTGTGACTTCACGCGCCATCCTTAGCCGTTCGGAAAACTTGTACAGTTCTGAGTCAACGATAGCAAGTTGCTTGGCGATAGCTTGTCCTTGCTGTACTTCTTCGTTGAACTTATTAGCAAGCGCGTCGCCAATAGGTTCGGTTCCTCCTTTGGTGAGTTCAATCAGCCTTGTACTGGCATTGACACGTGCATCGAGTTGACGTCGGCCTACAAAGTCGGTAGGACTGAGAGTTGATCTGAATGCTTCGGCACGTGTTTGGATTAGGTCACGCTGATACTGCATGTTATCGCTAACACGCTGGTCCCGCAGTGCGTACAGGGCGTTTTCTTCTTTAGTGAGACGTAGGATCTGTAAGCGGCTCTTAAAAATGAGATCGAGGTTAGAAATATCTTTTGTGTACTGGGCTTCGATTGCTGCAGCTGCTTTTTTCCTTTCGTCCTCGGTGGCGTTTTGGATCTCGCGTGTCATTTTTAGTAGCGCTAACTTTTTGCGCTCCGCTTCGTCTGTTAGTTGTTTGCGTGTTATGTCGAGATTGATTACATCACGATCAAGGAATGGTGTATCTGCTAAAGCTTTGGCTGAGGTTTCGTAGCTTGTCAGTTGATTTTGGGCATCAATCGTAATCTGCTCTAGCTGTTTGCTGCTTTGATCGATGCTTCTGACAAAGGCGTCGAAGCTCTCTTTATTGCGAAGCTCTACAGACTGTGCATCGAGCTTTTGAAGCTCAGCATTGACACGTTTAAGACCCCCGAGGACTGTATCGAGCTCAGACGTGTCGAGGTTGAGTGTGATGTCTGGAGCTTTAGGTGCTCCCCCGACGGCGTTGATGCCGGCAGCACCGGGACCGCCCCCGGGGGCGACACCGCTGAGCAGCTCCTTCGTGTATTGGACGCGGGATCCCCACTCACCACCGCCACCGGGGCCTCTTTGCCATCCTGCGAATCGCTCGAATGAAGCAGCACCCATCAGAGCTTGATTTAAGGTTTTTGCGTCACGCAGTTTTTTAAGAGATGCATTTTCCGTTGTGTTAAGCTCTTGCCAAGCGAACTCGAGCTGCTTTTGGAAATTGTTTTGTCCTCCTGCGGCGAGCATATTGGAGCGTCTTGTACCTGTCCACTGAGCGATGCCCAGTGCTTTACTTGTCGGATTTTCCCTGCTGGGGTCTAGTCCAGCTGATTCCTGTTGGAATCCACCCACGAGCGCGGCGGCACTCACACGTGGAAGTCCTTTCTCCATAAAGAACTGCATTGCTTGTGCTCGACGGTTTAGCGTCGTTGCTGCGTATGAACTACCAGACTGGTTCTGATTGAATGTCCATCCTTTGGCAGGGTTTGCAATATGTCCGAGCTTGAAGATCTTGCCGTCACTGTCTCGGCGGACAGTAGCGACATTGCCTAGACCACCTTGATTCATCTGGAAGGAGATGAGGGTGTAGCCAGGTGCAAGGTCAAGATCAGCGATGGGTGCTCCTGCCAGATCCCAGCCACCGTGCATGGTGCTGGCTCCTCTCGTTGGTGCGCGACGTGGGCCTGGAGGGCTCGTCATCACGACACCGCGTTCACGGCCGCGGGCGAAGATGGCGCGCGCTTCGTCCTCGGTGGCAGCGCCTTCGATGTGGTAGTGATCTCCGGTGGCGGTGCCGGTGCGGCCCATGCGTAGGCCTGTTCGACCCTGGATGCCGGAGGTTGGATCCTGCACCAGGGAACCGTTGCGGATGTTGGCGATGGTCTGCTCAGCCTTCAGGCGCTTGTCGAGGACGTCGATCTCGTATTGCGCCATGCGCTTGCGGAGTTCTGTGATCTGACGCTCGAGATTCAGACGGAAGCGCCCGAGAGCACGTTCGACCTCGGCTAGGGCGGCAGCTGCCTCACGCTTCTTCGTTTCGATGTCGAGTTCACCTCGGCGCTTTGTGCTGATCCACTGGACCAGTGCTGTAGCACCTGCTTTGGCTTCTTCTTGAGTACCTTCGATTAGTTTTCTGTTGCGTGCTTCGGCCTGTTCAATCTGTAGTTGACCTTGGGCACGGAAAAGATCGAGTTCACGACTCTGCAGTTGACGTCTGTAATTGTAGATTTCGTCTTCGATTGTTTGACGGGTATCGCGCTCGAAGCGTGCGAGGTCTTCGATGAGTTGACGGTTTTCTTGCTGTTTGAGTTGGGTATCCTCTGGTTTTGTTGTGATGTCTTCGCCGAGAAGATCACGGAGCGCTTTTTCACCTTTAGCGATCTCTGCTTTGAAGCGATCAATACGCTTTGCAAATTCAGGGTCACGCTCTCGTGCTAGCTCAACCGCTCGTTCGTTTCCAATCAACGGTTGGTTTGTGTTCCTGCTACGTGCGTCTTCGAGTGCTTTGATGTTACGCGAACGTCTATAAAGCTCATCATTAAGCTTACGATAGACTTCAACGTTATTCGCATTTGTTTGACGTATAGCCGCCTCAGCGTCGCGTTTTCGTGCTTCGGTTACTGCGTCCAAAGCACGTCCCGTCTCTCGTGCGATGCGCACCTGATCGGCAAGGCCGTTGTTGATGCTGCTTATTGCCTGCTTATACTGCTGGTTCTGACTGTATTTGTTCCACCATTCGCTTAGCCGGCCGAGAGCATCTACAACTGCAGTTATAGCGATTTGCCAAAACACGAACTTAGCGATATTCGCAACAATACCGCCGACCATGCCGATGATGGCATTGCCGCCTGCTTGCGCACCTTGAACGAGCTTTCCACCAAGGATGGTTCCCAAGTCTTGAACTTTTGCTGTAGTTTTCTGGACAGCTGCATCTACCTGTCCCATAGCAATACGAGTCTTGTTAGCAAAATCTGCCATATTTACATCAAGCTTATCTAAAGAGTTATTCAGTGCGCCTAAAGCGGTGCTTACAGCATATATTGGACGACTGAGAGCTTCAAACACGCCTCCCATAAGCATTAGCTTTGTGGAGAACGCATTCAGCGCTATTTCTATACGTCCTAATACACCCTGTACAAACTTAACGATGGTCTGAAGACCTGATGAGATGCTTACTACGATGCGGGCAATTAAGGCTGTGATGAAGGCTGATACCTTATTAGTGTTGGTTACTATGAACGTTGTGATACTTGTAATAACAGCCGATATGGTTGAGGCAAACTGGACTAAAGCCGCTTTAATAGGTTTAATAGCTGTTATGATTCCACCAATAGCAATCACCAAGTTTACGACATCGATAATGCCGGCTTGGCTCAGTAGCTTAAAAGTAACGCGTAAGTCGTTAATATAGCCGGTTATTGGTAGAGATAGAAACTGTTCGACTGTGCGTAGGTATTCGCTGTAAGCGCCTGACAACAATGCAATAGTCTGTACTAGATCTTTGTATGATCTAAGCTGTAGCTGTAACTCGTTGATTTTGAGGCGACCGAGTGCCGCTGCTATCGACGCAAACGCTGGCGCTAGCTGAGCTATGGTCGCTGCAATCCCGTCGACTACTTGTTGGATGTTTGTTCCGGCTCGCGCGAATTGCTCTTGAATATAAGTGGAGATACGAGCAAAGACTTGTTCAAGTCGCTTAGCAAGGTCTTCGAGAAGCTTGCCATCGACATTCTGAAGAGCGGGCGAATCAGCGACGATGCCAGCGGTGGTGTTCAGGGCTCCGCCTACTAAAGATCCGAAACCGCGCGCGGTCTGTAAAAACTGTTTGGTTGTGTCTTTTCCTCCTACGACCTTATAGAAAGCTTCAAGGCGCTTCAGGATTGGATCAAGTATCGGAGCACCGAAGTTGCGCTTGATTTCTTGACTCAGTTCTTCCAGGTTTGAGGTAATACCTCTAAAGCCCAATGCAGCTTTTTTCTGACCTGCTTCAAAAGTGGCCAGCTTTGTGTTTAGGAACTCAACAAGACCTCCAGCTTGTGTCTTAGCTTTAGCAATGTCCGCGTTGCTAATACCGAGGGTTTTTGCAAGTACCGAGTCAGGGCCTATGTCTCCTCGTACTATGGAACCGATTTCTTGCCTTGCGTACGAGGGATCCGACATCCCAAGCGTTCCAAGGGCTCCGGCGAACTTCGCGGCTAAGTTCTCGGCGTCACGCAGAGTCCCTCCAAAGTTGCCGATTTGCTGTGCGACGATCCCGAAGGTATCGATGACGGCCTCGGAGGTGGTCCCGGCGATCTCAAGAGACTTCTCACGAAGCCGTTCGATGCTCGCGTTCAGCGGCTGCTCAAGCGCTTGTAGCTTTTTGACGGGGTCATCAATTTCGATGCCGTCTGCAAAAATGCGGTTTGTGCTCGCTAGAGCGGTTGAGGTCTGTAGTATTTGTTCTCTTAGTCTGATCTCGCGTCCAATCGTCTCATCAAAGGCTTTTCCGAATGCGGCTTTAAGAATGTCTAAGGACTGGGTGACACCGAATATCGCAAAGCCTAGTTGTGCGGTCGTCTCAGTTACACCTTGAATGGTGTCTCCTACGACGCCGAAGCTGTCTTTGATGCCTCGAACAGGATCCGCGTATTTACTAGCACTAATAATGCTCTTGCCGAAGCCTTCTAGTGACTTAGTTGCAACGCCAACATTTTCTTCAAGGTCTTGAATGCTACGTCCAAGAGGAGTGACATTCTTAAATACAGTGAACGCTATGTTTGCTACTTGTCCTAGTTCTTGAAGCGATCTCTTAGTCTGTTCAAGACTTGGAAAGTCGAAACTAATCTGGCGCTTCCGGCTTGCCTTTTCTGCTTCTTTATCGACTTCACGTAGCTTTCTGCTAGCTTCCTCAGTTTCAGCAGAGACTTTTATTCTAAAGTCAGTCATTGCTCGACGCGTCCTGAGGCTGATCTATTTTAAGGACTTGTTTGCGTTGGTGTAATCAGCGCCGAAAAAATATGAGGGGGTATACGGCGTTCTTTCAGTAACTGTGTAAGGACTGTCTTAGTTTCAGTTGAAGGTCCGTCCTCGGGGGTCGAGGAGGGCGACCAGTCCGGGAACGGTAAAAAGTCCTTTGTTTGTACTTGCGGCGGTGGTGCGTTACTACCTGAAAATCCGTGGGCGATATTTATTAGAGTGGTTGTTAGTCGAGCTACTGAGACAGAACGCAGGTTTGACTGAGCCTTTTCGTAATCATCTAGTTCTCTAAGAACCCAGCGTATGGTGCTTATAGGAGTTCGCAGAAAACCAGCCCGAGTGAACTCCCCCGAGAGCGGTGATAGCTTGATGCGCAGATATATGGAATCCCAATCAGTAGGGGGTGTGCGTAAATACTGCTCGCAGAGCCTCAGGATCTCTTCCGGGTCGGGATCGGCTTCGGGCTCTCCTGGTCGTTTCCCTCAGCGCCCTCGGGGGGCCAGCCGTCTCGTTCCCACATGATCAGGTTGAAGATCTGCTCGAGGTACTTTCCTGGGGTCCGACGGGTATCTGCTTCAGTCCAGTCCGGGCAAGGTTTCCATTCACCTTCAAGTTGTACCTCGCCTCGGTACTGCATGAATACAGTGACGAAGAGTACTTGCTGAGTAACAGCGCTTATGTTACTGTCTTGCAGCTCTTCCAGTTCTTCACCGTAAGAGTACATGATGTCTTCAACTTCGTCTTCTCCTGCTTTCTTCAATACCTCTACCGCTTCTTTGACGGTGATGCCTTTGTCAGCTGCGATACGTTGAGCAAGCTTAATAGACTTAAAAGCATTTTTTGATTGCTGTCTATTTGCTTTTTCAATCGCTTCAATCTCTCCCGGGTTCAGATCGTGGTATACGGGAAAGCGGAATGGTCCGATCTCGTGGTACTTCTCAGGTGAGAAAAGCAGGCTTGCGTACTTGCTCATGATCGACAGGAAGCTTCACCTCCCACGCCACATAGGGCGCTGGTTGGTGGAGCAGTTCAAATGGGAGTTCGACCTGAATACTAGCCTCGCCATACGCCAGGCGTATAGACTGACTCTGGATCAGGGGTTCGAGGTAGAGGGCTCCGCAGTGGAGCGTGGAGCCTTCTTCTCGGCAGTTGACCGCAAAGACAGTGTTGATGGGATCAATAAGTAAGTCGTGGTTCATGGCTGCAATAAAAAAGGCCCCGGTGAAGGGGCCAGGTCTGCCGTGCTCGGGGAAGATTAGGCGGTGCGGAAGGTGCGGGTGAAGCCCTGGATGGGGCGCTTGATCCCCGAGGCCGATGCAGTGCCGTTGGCGTCGACCGCCTGGACAATGGCGCCGTCCGCGACGCGGAGCCGGTAGATGGTGGCAGCGCTGAGGTTCGCGGACGGGTCGATGGTCACCACGTTGGTGGCCAGGCTTACCGCAGCGGGTACCTTGACGCCGGTCGAGGCGACCTCCAGGCTGAAGCCCGAGCCATCCGTCTGGCCCAGGGAGAGCTGGGTGAGTGCCGCCGTGCCGTTGCTGGTGTAGGTGACGGTGAGGTTGTCGCCAACAACCACACCGCTGGCGTTGTCGGTCGGCACCGAGGCGGCCTGGCGAGTGCCAGCGGTCAGGAAGAGGAGGCTGGCCTGGACACCACCGAAGGAGATGGCTGAGGAGCCGGCGTCGTAGCGGCCGAAGACCGGACGAGCGCGGGACATGAGATCAAAGGTGATCTCAGTCAGGCCTTGAGCGTTGATCTGCTCTTGGTAGTTCTGAATGACTGCGTTGAAACCGGTGAAGTCGTAGATGTAATTACCGGTGGAACCGTTGCTACGACCGAGCTCTTTGAGAAACTCAATGTAGATCTCGTAGTCCTTGTTGTAGCGGGCGCGCTGGATGAGGTTGAAGCCCTGGTCGTAGTTGCCCTGGAAGACGGGGCAGTTCTGACCTGCGGGGATCTCAGCGTCCTTCAGGAAGTAGGCGGTCACCGAGGCCTGCACCGAGGAGCCGGTGATCACCGAGTCCATCCAGCCGTCGTCGCCGAGCAGACGGAAGTCCTGGTTCTGGTCGTTGATACGGAAACTGGTCTGGGTGATGCCCTGCAGCTCGATGTAGCTGCTACCAGGGTCGAGGGTGGGCAGGGTGATGGCGCCGGCGTTGTCGCGGGTGGCGAAATAGCGGCAGGGAGGGGTCAGGTCCACGGCTCGGACGATCGTCCGATGGGCCTTGTGGAATGAGAGCCCGATGGCGTAGTCGGCCATGGTGATGACTCCTTCAGGGGATCAGGGGGTTGATGGTGGGTCCGAGGATGGACACCGTGAGCGACTCGAACGTCACTTCGGTGCGGCGCATGTAGACCGCACGGTCTCGGGGGAAGGCCCGGGCGATGCGGCGACGGATGTCAAGCATCGAGATCGGCATGGTGGTGCCTTCCTTGGTGCCGTAGTTCGTGAAACGAACAGGCCATGTCTCCATGGAAATCACGTATCCCACTGAGGGGGAATCCGGGATTTCAGGAACGTCGTCAATCGTGCATTCAATGCCTGTGATGTTCCAGTTGGATGGAACCATGTCTTTGCCGACGACAAAGACAGCAGGAATGCGCGTTTTATTAGGTAGTGTGTAATAGCCTGGCCACTGGGTGTAGGGCTTGAGGGTGGAGCCGTCAGCCTCAAACAGGTCGAGGATGTGGCGCTCAAGCGTGGTCCGCAGGGCGGTGACCGGGGGGCAGGCCGTTGAGATGGTCATTTCTGCGCCTCCAGTGCGGAGCGCAGGAACTCGCCGAACTTGGCGGGGGCCTCCTCGAGGGGGGCTTTCGTCCAGGGGCGGCCAGGGAAGCGGAGTCCGGTGTCGGAAACTCCGCCCTCGTGGACCTGAGCGGCGTACTCGGTGGGCCAGGTGAAGGTGACGCTGCCGTCGCTGTTGACGACGCGCGTCTGACTGGCACGGAGGCGGCCGGTGTCGACGATGTCGCGGACCTGCGGGGGCGTTGGATACTTCCACTTGACAGCGGAGATTTCCTCTGTGAAGCGGGCGTCGAGCCAAGTACCAAGTTGTTTGGTGGCTTGGGCTACGGCTTGATCCAGTGCTTTGTTGAGGTCGCCTTTGCGTTGGGCCATCAGGCGGGCCCTCCAACGACGCGGAAGGTGCCTTCGATCTCCTGGCGGAGGTCGCGGCGGTGATAGGCGTCCATCGAGAGGTTGAAAACCAGCTCGAAGCGGCCTCGGTAGCCGTTGATGGTGGCCTCGGCCTGGGAACCGTTGGTGATCCGCGGGTCCAGGGTGACGGGGCTGAGCAGGCGGCCCTTGCAGGCGTAGGTCGTGGAATCAGTTCCGGCCTCGGGGTGCCAGTTGGGCGCCTGGAGGGTGAGGGCAGCGAGATACTCGACGACCTCGGGGGTCTGGACGACGTTGCCTGTGGTCTGGTCCAC